GGTGTGCTCGGGTTCTCTGACATGGGTGTGGTTCGGGTTGGCCGGCTTGACCCTGACGTGGAACGCTTGGTGGCCCCTTACCGGAAGATTCGTTTCGCGTGAGCATCACATTGATGCGGGCGTGGCCTCGCAACAAACATGAGCACCATCACGGGTTGGCGTACTTACGCGGAGATTCCTGACGATCCGATGATGCCCGCTGCTGTCGTGCAGTTAGGTTCAGTGACGTACAACAGTGCGTTTGCTAAAGGGTTGACCGAATACAGTTTCGTGGTCACAGTGATTTTCGGGAGGCTTGCCACAGTGCAGGCACAGAAGAACCTGGATGCACTCATTTCGACTGGTTCGGGTTCGTTGAAGACAGCCATTGAGTAGATCGCACTTTGGGTGGTAACGCTTTCGACACGAGGGTTTCTGAGATGACTAACGTGACCTCGGTTACAATTGGAGATATAACTTACCTTTCGGCAGATTTTGCCGTGACCGTGTTCGCACTATAAGGAGAAAACTGTGGCAAAGTTTGTCGCTACTAACTACAACATCAAAATCAATGGCACTGATTTCAGCACTGCTATTGCCGCGGTCACTTTCGACATTTCGGCAGCGGAGCAGGAAGTCACGGCTTTTGGTGACACTTTCGTTCAGCGCATTGGCGGTCTGAAGGATGCTTCCGTCACCCTTGACTTCCACCAGGACTTTGGTGCCGCTTCGGTGGATGCCACATTGTTCCCGCTTCTTGGCGGTAACGCAACCGTGGTCGTTATCCCTAACGGCTCCGTGGTGTCTGCAACGAACCCGTCTTACACTGGCGTGTTCCTTGTGACCGAGTATTCACCGTTTGCTTCCTCGGTGGGCGACCTTGCAACGCTNTCNGTNACATGGCCTTTGGCTGATGGCACCGTGACTAGAGGAACTGCGTAACCAATGAATCCAATAAACCTACAAGTTACTTTCATTGACGAAACAAGCGTTGAGTGTTCGGCTATCGCTGCGGATCTGATTGCGTTTGAGTCACGTTTCGATTTGAGTGTTGCCCGCCTGGGGGATGATGTGCGACTTACGCATATGTTCTTCCTGGCGTGGCACGCTTTGAAGCGTACCGGGCAGACCACTGATGATTTTGACAAGTGGGTTGAGTCTGTTTCGATGGTTTCGCAGGCTGCTGAAAAAAAATAAAGGGGCTCGGTGAATCGAGCCTTCACTGGGAGATTGCGGCCCTAGCTTGTGAAACGGGGATTAGTCCCCTCGAGTTGATGAAGCTTGAGCCTCGAATGTTGTGGACTATCGAACGCTATCTGATTGCGCGGGCTCAGGCCCAGAGTGGTAAGCGGGGCCGGCGGTAGAATAGAGATTATGCCCGCCCAGTTCACTGTCAAAGCCGCCGATTTGAGGGTGTTGCTTGCAGAGCTGAAGCGGGTTGATCCGGGTTTGCGTAGTGCGCTCCAGAAGGAGATGCGTGACGATCTGAAACCGTTTGCTAAGGATTTGGCTTCGAAGGCTCCACCTGTTTCCCCGCTGTCGGGGTTTGCGAAGGGTGTCGCTGGTTCGCCTCGTTACACATATACGACCCCGTTGGCTTCGGTGAAAACTCCGTTGGGTAAGCGGGCTAAGAAGCCGGGGTTCTTTCCAGTGGTGTCAATGGGTTTCCGTGGTCGGTCTAAGACTGCTGGGTTCAACATTTTTGAGTTGGCTGGTTCATCGAATGTGGGTGGCAAGAAACAAGGGTTGACCTCACAAGGGCGGGCAATGATCCGTAATCTGAATGCTCGGTTCCCGATTATTGACGGGTTGGGCGTTTCATCATTCCGCAGGCGAAGAAGGATTTCGGATGAGCCGGTGAAGGTTGCCCGNCGGATTATTGAGAAGTATGTNGCGCTGGTCAACAGGAGGATTTCATGAGTCGTAGTTCNATTGATATTCCNGTCGTTNNNAAGTTNGANCCGACTGGTATCAAGCAGGCTCAGAATGCTTTGTAGNGGNTTTGGTAAGTCGCTGTTGAGTGTTGGTGCGCTNGTGGCGGGTGCGTTTGCAATCCGTGGCATTGTGAACTTTGGCCTCGAGTCTGTGATTGCCGCTGAAAGAGCGCAACAGTTCAACGACATTCTGGCGCAGGTTGCTAAGACTACGGGTGTGCTCGGTGCCGATGTGGGTGCTGCAACTTCGCGCATGATTAAGTTTGCGGATGCCCAGGAGCTTGTCATTGGTGTGGAGGCCGAGCTTATCAAGGAAGCTCAGGCTGTTCTGTTGTCGTTCAAAGCGGTGGGCGCTTCAGCGAATGATGTTGGTGGCACTTTCGACCGGGCTACGAAGGCCGCATTCGACATGGCTGCAGTGTTGAAAACTGATGCTCGTGGTTCTGCCGTTCAACTGGGTAAGGCGTTGGAGAACCCAATCAAGGGTGTTACGGCGTTGGCTAAGGCTGGGACTACGTTCACGGATCAACAGAAGGCTCAGATTCGTACTTTGGTGGAGTCGAATAGGTTGCTCGAGGCGCAGGACTTGATTCTGACCGAGGTGGAGTCGCAATATGGTGGGGCGGCGGAGGCTGCGGCTTTAGGTTCGGAAAAGATTAAGTTGGCCTTCGGTCAGGTGCAGGATGCGTTGGGTGCAGCGTTGGCTCCGGCGTTTGAGAAGTTCACGACTTATTTCATCAATGAGGTTGTTCCACCGTTGACCAAGTTCTTTGAGCAGGATTTTCCGCGCATCATTCAGGAGCTGAAACCTCTGGCAGAGGATGTGATGACGTTCTTCGGTGATGTTGGTCAAGGCTTGAAGGACTTTCTGAACATTGATGCTGACACGTCACTGTTGGAGGGGATTCTTGACAAGTTCAAGGAGATCGGGGATAACCCTGAGTTCCAAACGTTCTTAGACAATGTGAGCACCATTTTTCACACAATGGCACCGGCTTTGGCAAGTGTGGTGTCTAACATTGCACAGCTTGCAGTGAACCTCACGCCTTTGCTTGAAGAAGCGTTGGGTCGCATTATCCCGATGATTAGTGACACTGCCGAAATTTTCGAGTCAATAAACTTTTTCCTCGGTGAAATCATTGCAAGCTTCGGTGTTTTTGAGGGTGAAACTCCTGACTTTATCAAGGCGCTTGAAAATCAAATAAACCCGATGGGCCGGTTGCAGGATGCGTTGAGTGGCTTGAATGAGTTGCTGCAACGAGCTATTGACCTTTATAGAACGTTTCGGGCTTTGGGCGGTCAGCTGCCTTCGGAGCAGGCGTTCGGTGGGCGCAGGTTTGATTTGCCTGGTCGTGCCGGTGGTGGGCGTGTGAGTGGTGGTAGCTCGTATCTTGTTGGTGAGATGGGGCCGGAGTTGTTTATGCCGGGGCGTGGCGGGAATATTGTGCCGAATGACCGGCTTGGTGGGGGTGGCACGAACATCACCATCAATGTGACTGCGGGTATGGGTACTAATGGGGCTCAGGTTGGGGAGCAGATTGTGAACGCTATCAAACGGTATGAGCGTGTTTCTGGGCCGGTGTTTGTGAGTGCCTAACGTCACAGTGGAGTTGGGTCGGTTCACCGGGTTTATTCTTGACGATCCTGCACAAGGGATTTTGGATACTGATGTGTTGGATGGGGATGTGGATTTTGATGCCATCCCGCAGGGTGTGGTGAGTGTTTCGACTTCGCGTGGTCGGAACCGTGATTTGGAGCGCACTAACGCGGGCCAGTTGTCTGTGTCGTTGCGTAATCAGGACAGGTTTTTTGACCCTCGTGGTGGGTCGGTGTTTGCGGATTTTGTTGTGCCTCGTAATCCGGTGAGGGTGCAGGCGGATGGTACGGCTGTGTTTACTGGGTTGATTGATGATTGGGCGTTCACGTATTCGCCTGGTGGGGATTCTGTTGCATCGTTTTCGGCTTCGGATGCGTTCGCGTTGTTTGCGCGAAATCTGAATGATGGGGGTGCTGCACCGGAGGAACTGTCGGGTGCCCGGTTGAATCGGGTGTTGGATCAGGTGCGGGTGAATTGGCCGGCATTACAGCGGGATATTGATTCGGGGAACTCGACTTTGGCGGCTGGGTCGGTTGACGATAATACGTTGAATTATTTGACGNNNGTGGTGGAGGGTTCTGAGCAGGGTTTGGTGTTTATGTCGAAGGATGGGCGGGTGGCGTTTCGTGAACGTCTGACCACGCCGACATTGAGCCCGGTGGAGTTTCGGGATGACGGTTTGGGGTGTGCCGTATGAGGATGTGCAAATTTCTTATGGCACTGATTTGATGGTGAATCAGGCGATCGTGAATTCACCTGGTGGGACAGCGATTCGGGAGGATTTGACCAGCCAGGTGCGTTACGGGATTACTGAGCGCACCCTNGACACGGAGNTGTCGAGTTTGGGGCAGGCGGAGGGTATAGCNGANTATCTGCTTGCNCGTTATGCGGAGCCNGAATATCGGGTGGAGTCGGTGACAGTAAATTTGCGTACTCTGACCGATGCACAAGTGGGGGATGTGTTGGATTTGGAGTTGGGTGACCAGGCGCGACTCGTGTTCACACCTAACGCGGTTGGTTCAGCGATCTCGGTGGCAAACCGTGTTATNGGTATTAGTCATGATGTGGGGTTTTTTGAGCATCGGGTGACGTTNAANNTNGANGTGTTGCCGTTCCTGTTCTTCATCTTGGATGATGCCACCTTTGGTATCCTTGACGGAGAAGGTATTTTGGGTTTCTGATGAAAGTGGATTATGCCTAGAGAAGTGTTTATTGCCGGTCAAATTTTGACGGCTGCGGAGATGAACTCTGTGNNCGACCAAACTGTGATGGTGTTTGCTGGGACTGCTGCTAGGGGGTCTGCTATTCCTTCGCCTTCTGAGGGTATGGTGACGTATCTTTCTGACAGTAACTTGGTGGAGGCTTACACTGGGGCGGCGTTCAAGCCGGTTAGCAGTATTTTGCAGGTTGTGTCGGCCACAAAAAATGATGCTTCGAGTGGAACGAATACGGCTTTTGCGGATTTGTCTGGAATGTCTGTTTCGATTACACCTAGCTCGACCTC